TGCATCTCTGGAAAACCAATGATGAATTCAAAAGCAATATCATCGCCATCTGGGAGCAGATCAAAAGCACCTTTACCGGATTGACACAGGGCATCACTGACCGGCTAAATGCTCTGGGATTCGACTTTGAGAGTTTCACCGATGTGCTGAAAGCTGCATGGGACGGGCTGTGCAATCTGCTGGCTCCCATTTTTGAAGGCGTCTTTCAGAATATCTCCAACATCTTTTCAGAGTTTACTGGCGTTCTTCTGGGGCTGCTGGATGTTCTGATTGGTCTATTTACCGGCGACTGGGAGCAGTGCTGGGACGGTATCAAGGGTATTTTTACTTCTATCTGGGACTTCATTGTCAACACATTCCGCAATATCATGAATACCCTGAAAGGCGTTGCAGATGTGGTGCTGGGGTGGTTCGGAACAAGCTGGAATGAAGTCTGGACTTCCATCAAAACATTTTTTGTGGACACATGGGACAGCATCGCTTCCTTCTTCACGGGAATCGTTACCGGAATCCGGGACTTTTTCGTCAACACTTGGACATCCATTTCCAATACCTTCACCACCATTGTCACTGCCATTCAGACGGTGGCAACAACTGTATTTACGGCAATTCGGGACTTCTTCACCACCATTTTTACGGCAATCTACAACTTTTTCAGCACGATTTTCAATGCCATTTACAACGTGGTTTCTACGGTCTTTCAGGCAATTTATAACGTCATTACGACCGTTTGGAATGCCATTTACACCACCTTAGAACCGCTGATCACGGCATTTGGCTATCTGTTTCAGACGATTTTTGAAGCTATTCAAATCGTTGTGGGCAGAGTGATGGACTGGATCTCGGAGAAGATCAGTGCCATTTGGAATGCGATCGTGGCGTTTTTAACGCCCATTTTAGAGGGCATCCGAACGACATTGAAACCATCTGGAATGCCATTTCTACTACAATTTCCACGGTCTTGACAGCGATTCAAGATGTGGTGACAACGGTTTGGAATGCTGTATCTGGTTTCATTTCTTCTGTTTTGTCTGCGATCTGGAATGTGGTTTCTTCCATCTGGAACAGCATTTCCGGCACGATTTCCAGTGTGATGAATGCCATTTTTTCTGTGGTATCGTCTATCTGGAATCAGATCAGTTCTGTGGTTTCCGATGTTCTGAACGCCATCCGGTCGGTGGTATCTAACATCTGGAACAGCATCAAGAGCACCATTTCCAACGTGATGCAGAGCATTTCTTCTACGGTGTCCAGCATCTGGGACAATATTCGTTCTGCGGTTTCCGACAAAATCAGCGGCATCGAATCCACCATTCAGAATGGATTCGATGCCGCTGTGGGATATATCAAGGGACTGGCTTCTGATGCTTGGAACTGGGGACGGGACATCATTCAGGGAATCATTGACGGCATTCAGAGTGCCATCGGCTGGCTGGCGGACTGCGTCACCAATGTTGCCGATACCATTCGGGATTTCCTGCACTTCTCGGTTCCGGACAAAGGCCCGCTGACAGATTACGAGAGCTGGATGCCGGACTTTATGAAAGGGCTGGCAGACGGCATCGACAAAAGCAAAAAGTATGTGGAGAAAGCCGTAGGCGGTGTGGCGAAAGCCATGCAGCTGACCATGGATTCTGATTTGAATTACAGCTTGCATGGGATTTCCGGTGCGATAGTCGGCGGCAGTTCCGGCGGCACGGTCAACAATTACTATAATAACGACAACAGCCGCACAGTGAACCAGACCAACAATAGCCCAAAATCACTGTCACGGCTGGAGATTTATCGGTTAACATGGAATGCGTTGAATGTGTAAATATATGGGATGGGAGCAATCCTGCTCTTTTTCACACACCACGAAAAAGTTTTAAGTTCCTTAATTAGCTTTATTAGGTGGTATGAATTTCGATAATGTCCATATTAGGTAAAGGCATGTATTTTTCGGCATTTTCTGAGACTATTATACTAAATGAGGTTGCCTTTTCTAAAAATAAAAATACTTCACAAATTAGTTTTCCTTCTTTATCTTCGTGAAGAAAAATAACATGAACATTTAACTTTTCTCGAATTTCCGAAAACAGATTACTAATTTCATTTGGTGTTGAACAAACCCATCGACAATTGCCGCATATTGTTTTCATTTCGCCGCAGATTGCTTTATAAAGCATTTCTCGAATCTCGACAGAAGATGGATCATTCCAATAAGTTTCTCCGAGTTTTAAGCAGGTATATTCGTAGGCTATTTTTAAAAAGAAAAGTGCAATCCTGTTTGGCTCGAATTTAAAAGAATATGAGATGATTGGTTGGTATGAATTCGTTTCTGCACTGTCAATCTGAAGAAGAATTGTATCTATATCTTCGGATTTATATCTCTTTCTCGTTAAACTTTTTTTTACCATCTGTTTTGCCTCGTCTTTTGAATTAGCCAGGCCTTTAAAATGTAATCCTTCTTCAACAGATTCGACAGATAATTTTGGTACAAGTGTTGGATTTAATGAATTATCAACTCTTACCAAGTTTCCATATTGGTCTTTTCCTTGCTTAAAAGGATTGGGTGATTTACCGCTTTCGCCTTTGAGACCTAACTCTTTTCTTTTTATTTCGATAAGCATATTATCAACAAAATACTTATCGACATTTTGACCAAGCTTATTATTACAATTAGCACAAACATCCGTTGTTATTAGATCGGTATTGCCAAGTGATAATGGAATAATGTGCTCTACGCTCCAAGAATTATTTTCTTTTAATTCTTCTTCTGTTCTACCGCAAAAAATACATCTTTTCATCGTTAGTCAACCTCCGAGCAACTTAATTTCTATTATTATACCACACCCGACCAGAAAAAGCAAGGAGGCATCCCATGTATTTCACCCTTATTCTCGAAAACGAATCCGGCGAACAAGTGAACCTATCCACCACCGCCAACCAATACATGACCTCCAAAATCGAAGGTCTGAATCCGCCTGCCGGAACGATTTCCACTTCTTCTTACGCAGGCATGAACGGCAGCTACCTCAACAATGCCTTCATCGAAAAGCGAAACGTGGTCATCTCCTTTGCCATGCGTGGCATCGGCATCGAGAAACGGCGGCATCAGCTGTATCATGTGGTAAAGCCGTCCCGATACATCAAGATCTGGTATAGGACGGCGAACATTGATGTCTATGCCGAAGGGTATGTAGAAACCTGCGAGGTGTCAAATTTCGAGCAGCAGATTAGCGGTCAGATTTCCATTCTCTGTCCGGATATCTACTGGTACAGCCGGGATATTTTCTATGCCTATTACAGCGGCATCACTGGAGCATTTCACTTTCCCTTTCCGGAGAGCGATGCTCCGTTTCCTTTGGGCGTGTACTCCAACAGCAATCTGTTCTCTATCACCAATGATGGCAATGAAACCGGTTTCACGATGCGAATCGAGGCACTGCCCAGCGACATTCCGCAGGAAGTGGTGGCTGTGACACCGACCATCTACAACGAAAACGGCGAGTATCTGCAAATCAAAGGCGATATTCTGACCGGTGATGTCATTACGGTTACCACGAAAACCGGAAACAAGACCGTCACGCTGACACGCAATGGCGTAGACAGCAATATCCTGAACCGGCTGGTTTCCGGTTCGACTTGGCTGACCTTGAAGGAAGGCACAAATATCTTTCGGGTCGAGGCAGTTCGTGGTGTGAAAAAGCTGCGTGTAACTTTGATGCACCGCAATTCTTATCTGGGAGTGTGAGAAATGCAGTTGGAAATTTACAGCTTGATGGCTTTGAAAGATCAGATTTCTGTGTCACTGGAAGCCATCTGCGACAGTTATTCTTCACTCTTATGGGACATTGAATTTTACCAGTGCGGCTGCTTTGAAGTGTATATCGCTGCCAGTCCGCAGAATGTATCCATCTTTCAGCGTGGCAGAATTGTGGCGAGGAGCGATGATGCACAGCATTTTGGAATCATTGAATCTCTGCAATTGGAGACTGATGCCGAAAAGGGCGATTATCTGACTGTCACCGGACGGTTTCTTGCCAGCCTGTTGGAACGGCGAATCATCTATCCCACCATCACTGCAAACGGCAGCTATGAGGACATCGTCCGCAAGGTGCTGTCCCGCAATGTGATTTCTGCTGGAATCCGCAATCTGCCCGGTTTTTCCATGGGAACGGTTTCCGGTGACTGTTGGCAGAAAACCGCACGAATGCAGGTCAGCTATGACAACATCTTAGAATGGCTGTACAGCCTTTGTGAAACCATCGGCGGTTCAGCAAATGTGCGGCTGGATGGAAATGCTCTGAAATGCGATCTGTTTTCCGGAACAGACCGCAGTTTGTTGCAGGACGGCAATCCTCACATCGTATTCTCCGATGCGTACAACAATCTGCTGTCCTTTTCCTATGCAGCGGACGATGCCGTGCAGAAAAACTTCGCCTATGTGCTGGGCTGCGGTGAGGGCAGTGCCAGAAAACGCACGACCTTCTGTTCCGGTACAGAGCCGACCTATCTTGACCGCTATGAGGTGTATGTAGACGAACGAAACACGGCACAGGAAGAAGATGTGACCG